CTGTAGACCCTGTAGACCCTGTAGACCCTGTAGACCCAAATAGTCTTGACTCAATCAACAAAGCAATTGCAGAGACAACAGATCCAGAAAAATTAAAATCATTATACCAGCGCAGATTAAGCCTGATGCGAATGGATCGCACACGCACTCGTTTTGCTGGATTGCTTGATGATGCAGACACTAAGAAATCACAGATGAGTATTGTTTAAATGTATGAAGACAATGACGATAAAAGCAAAAGCAAAACCATATCACCTACTGTTTCGCCTGTTTCGTTACTAAAGCGATATGACCGACTCAAAAGTGACCGAGTCAATTGGGATCAGATGTGGGAAGAGCTTGCTACTTATTTAATGCCAGGCAAGATTGACTTTATATCTAAGTCCAGCAAAGGCACAAAAAGAGCTTCTGAGGTCTATGACAGCACAGCTATACACGCGCTACAGATATTATCAGCATCGCTGCACGGGTCGCTTACAAGTCCATCCACTAAATGGTTCGGCCTACGCTTCCGTGAAGACGAACTGAACGAAGATAAAGACGCTAAAGATTGGTTAGAAAAGTGCAGTATGGGAATATTCCAAGAGTTCGGAAAATCCAACTTCTCAACTGAAGTCGCAGAGGCTTATCAAGACCTAGCTGGCTTTGGTACTGCCGCTTTTATGTTTGATGTAAAAACTAAAGAGTCGCAGTTTGATGGCTTTAATTTTCGAGCGTGTCATTTAGCTGAAGTCGTTGTATCCGAAAGTGAAGAGGGCCGCATTGATACTGTGTTCCGCAAGTTAAAGCTTACGGCTCGACAGGCACATCAGAAGTTTGGCGATAAGTGTGGCGAAAAGAGCATGAAAGCTCTGGAGACTGACCCAGACAAAGAGTTTGAGTACATACAAGCTGTGTTTCCCCGTGAGCTAAAAGGTGAGCCAGCATTAGTTGCTCCCCCTAATATGCGGCCTTTTGCTTGTTACTTCATTAGCGTTGCTGACAAAAAAATAGTTAAAGAGTCGGGCTATTACGAGCTTCCGTATATGGTCCCTCGTTGGGGCAAGACCACAGGTGATGTCTACGGATTTGGACCTGGTTGTGTGGCTCGTCCAGATATTAAAACGCTAAATGAGGCTCGTAAACTAGCAATGAAAGCGTGGGAGAAATCAATTGATCCCCCACTTAAAGCCATGCAAAACGGCATCCTTGGCAAGATTGATATGCGGCCCAGTTCGGTGACATATGTCCGAGACATGAACGGATTGCAGCCTATTGTCAATCAAACTAACTGGAACGCTGATCAGTTAATGCTAAACGATGTCCGTGGCTCAGTGCGTAGAATCTTCTTTTCTGACCAGCTTGAGTTAAACGATGGTCCACAAATGACAGCGACTGAAGTCCAGGTTCGCTATGAATTGATGCAACGCCTATTAGGTCCAACCCTTGGTCGATTGCAATCAGAGTTCCTAAACCCAATTGTCGAGAGAGCATTTTATTCCATGTTGCGTGGCAATGCGCTGCCACAAATGCCCGAAGTATTACAACAAGCTGGAGGTGATTTAGATATTGAGTATGTCGGCCCATTAGCACGATCTCAGAAGATGGATGAGGTGACCTCTATCCAACGCGCAGTCGATGGGATTATGCAGCTGGCTAATGTTAATCCAGAAGTATTGGATCTTGTCGATGTCGATAAAGCAGGCCGTACCATTGCAGATAGACTTGGTGCGCCTGCTGACATTCTTAAGGGTGATGAGCAAGTGGGTCAGCTTAGACAGTCACGACAGCAGCAGCAACAGGCACAGGCTGAAATGGAGCAGGGCCAGCAGCAGATTGCAGGCGCACAACAGGTAGCTGATTTGGAGCAGACTGTAAATGGACCAGTTTAGTAAAGACATACGAGAATTATTCAACAGCAAAACAGGCGAGAGAATACTTGCCAATATGAAGGTGGCCTATGGTGATCGAATTTCGTTTACCAAAGACCCATGTGAAACGGCTTTTCGTGAAGGTCAGCGTAGCATTTACTTAGAGATCACGAACATTGTGGAGAAAATAAATGAGTGAAGAAACAGAAGCAGCAACAGAGTCCTGGCACTCAGGTTTGTCTGATGAATACAGGGGTAATGAATCACTATCACAGATACCTGACCTAAACACTTTAGCTAAGTCTTACCTTGATGCCCAGCAGTACGCTGGCGGTTCAATTCGCATACCAGGTGAAGACGCAAGCACAGACGATTGGACAGCGTTTAACGCCAAGCTTACCGATAAGGTTCCTACCCTATTAAACCTCTCCAGCGATGAGGACGAAGCTCGTAATGCGATGTATGCGCGACTAGGCCGTCCAGACACAAAAGAAGGTTACAAGGTTGATGGTGCTGATCCAGATTTCTTGGAATGGGCGCATGAAAACGGATTATCAACTGCACAAGTAAAAGCCTGGCATGAGAATACTCAAAGCCAATCGGCTCAGGCTGACGAGCAGAACGATCAACAAATGCAAGATGCAAATGACTTACTCAAAAAAGAGTGGGGTCACGCTTACGATGCCAAGTTAGCTGCGGCAAAGAATGCTGTGATGGCCTATGCCGATGCTGAGACACAGCAGTTCTTGTTAGACAGTGGTCTAGCTAACAACCCTGGCATGATCCGACTGATGGCTGGTATAGGGTCCACCTTGACCGAAGAGCAGTCAGCAGGGCTTAACTCAAGTTCTCAATTTTCGTTATCACCAACTGAGGCTATGGACAGGATTGGCGAGGTTAGGCGTAACGCTGAACACCCGTACAATGTTGCCAGCCATCCACAGCACAGGGCTGAAATTGAAAAAATGGAACGCTTGTACACACAGGCATATCCAGAGTTAGATTAATTCTAATAACCGCACCAAAAAACACGATCATTTAACTCAACAGGGTAGCTAAACCTTAGTCCTGATGGGTTAGATGAGCCGTTTCTCATCTCGTTAACGCAAGCGTTATTGCCAGTTAAGAGTCCGCAAGGGTAGCTCAAAACGCCAATTTCAATTTGCCAATTTCGGAGATGAATATAATGGCTAATACAATCGCAAAAGCGTTTGTCCAACAGTTCCAGGACAACCTTATACATTTAGCGCAACAGAAAGGTTCACGCCTACGCGCATCAGTAAACGAGCAGTCAGTCACAGGCGAGAAGTTTAACTTTGAACGTCTAGGCACAGTCGCTGCTGTTGTTAAATCTAGTCGGCATACCACTACACCTGTGTTGGAAGTTCCACACTCGCGTAGGGTCGCAACGATGACTGATTACCACTGGGCCGATTTGATCGATGACGAAGATAAAGTTCGTATGTTGATTAGCCCTGAGTCCCACTATGCCAAGTCTGGCGCAAACTCAATGGCTCGCGCATTCGATGATTTAATCATTGCTGCTGCCACTGGTAACGCTGTCGATGGTGACGGCTCTAACGTAGCTTTGCCTGCTGGTCAAAAGATCGCTCATGGTTCTGCTGGTCTGACTCTTGCTAAGTTGATCTCTGCTAAAGAGATTCTTGATGGCAACGATGTTGATCCAGACGAAGAGCGTTTCTTTGTACTAGGCTCACAACAGGTTTCTAACTTGTTGAACACGACTGAGGTGAAATCTGCGGATTACAACTCTATCAAAGCCTTAGTACAAGGTGATATTGACACGTTTATGGGATTCAAGTTCCTACGTTCTGAGCGTTTAAACCTAGCTTCTACCCAGCGTAAATGTTTCGCATTTACAAAAGGTGCGATGGGACTCGGCATTGGGAAGGATGTTTCTACCAAAATCGATCTGCGCCCTGATAAGTCTTACGCTCATCAGGTGTACTTGTCATTCGTAGCTGGCGCAACTCGCGTTCAAGACGAATGTGTTGTTGAGGTACTTTGTACTGAATCCTAAGTTCAGTATGTAGCAACCAAGGGGGCTGAAATACGCCCCTTTTTTTTAATCAAGGAGTTGTCATGGCTAGTGAAGTTTCAATCTGTAATCGGGCTTTGGCTATGCTGGGCGGCAGCACTATCACCTCTCTTACCGATGGATCTACCGAAGCTAACGTGTGCAACGCAGTCTACGCTGATGCTAGAGATGCGGTTCTAAGGGCGTACCCTTGGTCCTGTGCTATTCAACGTGTAAGCCTCGCTCAACTTTCGACTCCTCCAGTGTGGGGATTTGATAAGGCATACAGCCTACCTAATGACCCGTTTTGTTTATCCGTACTTGATTTAAAAGAAGACTCTAAATATCGGGTTGAAGGTCGAACCCTGGTCTGCAATAGCGATACCGCAACCATTAAATATATTTCACAAATTACTGACCCTGGTCAGTTCGACCCAGCACTCGTCTTTGCGATTGCCTGTCGGATTGCAGCAGAGGTCGCATACGCACTGAGCCAAAATAGATCACTAGCCAATGATATGTGGAACCTGGCTAGTCAATCAATTGAAGAAGCGTCTGGTTTTGACGGAGCAGAAGTTGGATCTGAAGACATTGCTGCAACAATATTTGAGGATGTTCGCCAATGAGATTAACCCCAATTACGAATAGCTTTTCGTCAGGGGAGTTATCGCCCCGATTAATGGGGCGCACAGATTCACCTAAATACGCCAGTGGCTGTGAGGTCATGGAGAATTTTATTGCCTTACCTCATGGTGGGGCAAAGCGCAGAGGTGGCACTGAATTTATTAATGAGGTTAAAAACTCAGCGCATACAACTAGGCTAATACCTTTTGAGTTTAGTGTGGACCAGACTTATGTTTTAGAGTTCGGTAATAATTACATTCGATTCTATACCGATGGTGGTCAAATCCAAGCCAGTGGATCAGCCTACGAGATCGCAACAAATTACACTCATGCTCAAGTAAACGAGCTACAGTTCGCTCAAAATGCAGATGTGATGTGGATCGTTCACCCTTCACATAAACCTAGAAAACTAACGAGGTTAGCTCATGCAAGCTGGACAATTGTTGATGAAGCATTTAAAAAAGGCCCGTTCCTACCTGTCAATCAAGATGAAACACTTACAATCTCTTTTGCCTCCACAACTGCTACGACTCAGAATATCACTGCCAGTAGCTCTTTGTTTAATTCTAGTCACATTGGCGGTGATTTTTTAATCGATACAATCCCCACTGTTGCTACGGGTGAAGTCGTATGGGTTCGCGTTAATAGTGTTGCGTCAGCTACTGTCGCTAACGTGACCATTAAAGATTTAGGCTATATGCCGCAGGACACAAATCCGACAAACCTATGGCAAGAGCCAGCGTTTACAACGATAAAGGGCTACCCTAGCGGTGTGGTGTTTTATGAGCAACGCTTATGGTATGCAGGGACAGTGTCTAAGCCTCAGACATTCTGGGCTAGTAAAACTGGTGAGTATGAAAACTTTAACCCTGGGGCTACTGCAAATGATGGGCTAAGTTATGCCATCGCATCTGACCGAGTCAACAATATTAAATGGTTAGCCGCACAACGAGTGCTAATTATTGGCACATCTGGCGGTGAGTTTCGGGTAACGGGTGGCAATGAATCTGCGGTAACTCCAACTAATATCGATGTTCGCAGACAGACTTCATACGGATCTAAGCTAGGCCACCCAGCTTACGTTGGCAGTGATGTGTTCTTTATCCAACGCTCTGGCACACAAGTAAGAAACGTAGCTTACAAATGGGAATCTGACTCATTCCAATCAGATGACATTACCTTTCTAGCCGAACATATAACGGAAGGTGGATTAACAGGTCTAAGCTACAGCCATGTGCCTGATTCAATATTACTAGGTATAAGGGCTGATGGCGTTTTAATCATGCTCACTTATGATCCTAGTCAAGAGGTGGTTGGCTGGCATCGTCACACTACAGATGGTGAATACAAAAGCCTAGCCGTCATATCCGAAGATGGCCCAGATCAATATTGGTTTGTTGTTAAAAGAACGATTGGTGGTGTTGTAAAGCAGTTTGTTGAGCTATACAACCCCGATCACTTCATGGACAGCATGATCACCTACTCAGGCTCTGCTACAGCGTCTGTAAGCGGTCTTGCACACCTAGAGGGTAAAACTGTACAGGTTGTCGCTGATGGTGCTGTACACCCTGATATGGTCGTTTCTAGCGGTGCGCTTACATTAAATTATACGGCCTCAGATATTAAGGTTGGCTTAAAGTATGTATCAAAGCTCACGCCCACTCGACCTGGGCTAAATGCTGGATCAGGCACAACGCTTGGCAAGATGAAACGATGGAATGAAATATTCCTACGCCTAGATAAGTCATCAATACCAACAATCAATGGGCAGCGTCCACCTGTGCGATCACCTGGCACAAACTACGGCAATGAGCAGCCAACCGCCACTCAAGATATAAAAGTTAACAACTTGGGCTATGACTTAGATGCGCGAATCATAATTGAGCAAGACCTTCCTTTGGCCTGCCACATAATATCGCTATTCGGAACGCTAGGAGTTGGAGATTAATTATGAGTTTTTTGACGTTTTTATCAATCGCTGGAGCGATTAAGCAATACTCTGACGCAGATAATGCATCATCACAAATGCGTGAGGCTGGAGAAAAGAATGCACAACTTGCTGAACTGGAAACTCAAGAGCGGTTAAGGCGATCAAGGTATCAATATAACCAAGAACAAGGTCAGAGAGTCGTATCTTACGCTAAAGCAGGCGTTGATATAGGAAGTGGATCTAGCATGGCTGTAATGGCAGAAGCTGCCACTGTAGCTGAACGTGAGATGGCTTTCACCGCAGAGCAAGGTAAACGTACCGCAGCAGCTAGAAGGGCAGGGGCAAGCGCACAAGCCGACTCAATGAGCAGCCAGGGTGAAAGTTTGTTGATTAGTAACATAGGAAAAATAGGCAACGAAAATAATTGGTGGGGTAAGATAACGTGAGAATACCTAATATCAACCAGACAGGTGTGCCTGGTGCTGAACAAATTAGTTTAGGTGCTATCTCATCCGCTGCTCAAGCCGAGATGAGGACCACGCAGGCACTGGTTCAAGTGGTCGATGATTACCAGGTAATGAGCAATAAGGCAGAGGCAGTTGCTCAGTATGGGCAAAACTATCAATCTAGCCTAATAGCATTAGATTCAGCATATGATGAAATGGTTAATCAGCCTCATTTTGATCAAGACAATAACCCCACTTACCGAGATATTTCTAAGCGTTGGAATGCGATTTCGATGAAACACGTTTCTGAAACGCTAAATAACTTTACCAATAAAACAGCATCTACTAAGTATCAAGAAGATATTTCTGCATACTTACGAGGCAAGGCTTCTGACATTAGAGGCGTTGCTCGAACAAGGCAAGTTGATTATGCCAATGGTGTCCTGGCTTCTCAAATATCATCGTATAGCAAACTGCACAATGGTAATGAAATGATCCAAGCTGCAATTGAGCAGCAAGTAAAGATTGGATTTATGACCCCAGAGGCTGGCGTAAATGAACTACAAAGTCATCTTGAAACCCATGCGTCTACTCAATTAACAATGTCTATAGAAAGCTCTACTAGCGATACAGACCTTGACGCTATACGACTTTCATTGATTAACAATACTAACCCATACCTATCATTGTCCACTGTACAGTCTGCGTTCACATCTATTCAACAACGCGAGAATCAAATCGATAAAGACTTTGATGACGAGCAAACAAACACTTATGTTGATGCCCTGACCAAGATTGTAATGGGGGATATAACTAATGAGGGCGAAATTGATTTACTACTACTCAATGACAAAATTACCCCTGCGTATCATGCGGCTTTAAGCCAACGACTTGTTGAGGAGATCAAGGGTCCAGAGGTAGACGATTGGTCTGAGTATTCACTAATTAAATTAAATGTGTGGGACTACACAGCCGCTGATATTTTAAACAACGAAATGTTAACCCGTGATTCTCGCATTAAACTTTTGGCTGATTTAGCCAAATGGAATGATGACCAGGATACAGATTTGGATTGGGTTGCAACTCAAGCAGGCAGAGAGGCGACCAGGCGAATAAAAGCTGCTTTTCCAGTTGCGTCAAAACAATTTAATCCTTTTGGTGCTGCCAGCGCAGAAGCGGATGCGGCATTAACTAAATTGTACGATGCTGTAATAGCCCTTCCTGTTGGTAAGCGCACAACGTCAGTCATTGATTTAGCTAATCAAATAATTGCGGATAAAATCAATAATAAGCCGAGTTCTAGTTCGTCTGCTCCTACAACAATTCAAGAGATTGTTGATAAGTATCCACCTGGGACTGACAGAGACAAAGCTCTTAAAGAGTTTGAAGCAAAATATTTAATAAAACCAGATGCTAAAGATTATAGAAGATTAGTACAAAACGACATTATGTCATTAGCAAAAGAGCTAGGAGTCATCGTATGAGCGGTATTGTATGGAACGTGGACCCTGGCGAATTGCAACAAGCTGATGACATAGCTAGAGCAGGGCAAGATCAAGCAGATCAACAGTATGAGACAAGCCTCAAACTAACCGATGCGCTAGGTAAAAAGCATCGCGTTATAAAAGAGCAGCAGGCTATAGATAACCCTGATGAAGATATGGTTTTGGCATCAAGGACGCTTTATGAAATGCGCCAAGGTAAAGAATATGAGGGTACTGACTCTGATTTAATTCGTTATGGCATTGACGAGATGGGCCGATTCAACCACAGTATTTTTCAAGCTGATAACAATTTCTTGCAGGATCTATCGTATAAGTACAACCCTTTGGATATGTCTACAAAAGACTATATGTCTAATCAAGATGAAATAGGCTTGTACGGCTATATGGAGTTAATGGAAAGTGATCAAACGACACCTGATCAGAAGTTAGCATTCTTGCACCTGTCTAATGCGTATACAGCGATGGACATGGACAACGTAAATGAAGCAGCGCGTATGGGCCAAGCAATGGTTGCAGATCCATCTAGCCTTGGAGGTATTGCTGCACTGGCATCACAAGGGCTTAGATATTTAGGGAAGAAAGGTCTTAAATCTCAAATGAGAAATAGACTTGAAACATCATTAGCTCTTAGCTTAGAAGGTGCTGCATTTGGGGATGCCTATACCCGTATTCACCAACAAGCAATAATCAATGCTAGTGACAACCCATATTTTAGCCAACAAACTGAGCAAGATAATACTTTAAACGCTTTATCTGCTGGCATAGGTGCAACCTTTGGTGCGCTTCTTCCAGTTGCTCCAGGTTGGATATGGGATGGATTAGGCTGGGCCGTAGATAAGACTTACAAGCCTGGACAGTTAGGTTCTGGAGTTGGACCTACTGATTGGCCCGATAAGCCTGACTACACACCAGACATTGCTACTGGCGGTCCAGATGTCCCTGCGCTTGGTGATCCTGGTATGCCTAGTGTCGGTCCAGACCCACAACTTAATGATGCAGCTATCACGCCTGATGCAGGGGTTTCACAAGCACTAGCGGTTCCATTAGATAACGCAAAGGGTCACGCTATGCCTCCATTGCTATTGGTTTCGGGAACTGGTGAAAAACCTTCAATACCAATAGTTCAGACATTTACGCCAAACAACACAGCCTCTCTAATGGCTAACATAGATACAGTTTTAGCAGATAATCCACTATCGCTGGCATCAGAGGAAAACTGGTTAAGCACGGAAGCTCAAGCTTTTGGAGGCGACTTTCTGCCAGCACCACCATCGCAGGCTATAAAGTACACACAAGACCCACAGGCATTAGCTACTAAGTTAAAGCAATTAAGCCCAGAAATGAAAGCTGCTGTGGATGAAGGTTTTGAATATGTAAATGAAATTAAAAGCATATACAACACAGGTCAAGCTAGTCAAGACATGACAGCTAGGTTATTTACTTGGGGTATATTATCGCGTGGTGCAGGCCCAATGCAGCAAGAAGGTGCGTTTTTAGATATTCTTGAGGGTGCAACTCCCTTTATTAAGAAAACAATTAATGGAACATTTACTGAGTCCGATCTTGAAGCCTGGAAGAAAATGACTTCAACAAGTCTTCCAGAAGGATCACCTGGAAAACAAGTCACAATGAACGCTAACGCGACAGGAAATTTGTTAATGCAACTATCCAAAGTTTCAGATGTGGAAGGAACTAGGACTACAGCATTAAAACAATTGCATGACTTATTGGCAGACCCTAATGCCTCTGGCCCACAAGTCAGGCGTAAGTTTTTTGAGTTAACTAACAAGGCTGGGATTGACAATAAAGTTGTATCATTCTTGTCTCTTGTTGGCGGCAAAGATGATTTATTGGTAATGGACCGAATCCAATCTCGACACTTATGGGATGATGGACGTTATGATGGCAAGAACATTTACGATGGTATAGACAAGGGAGGCTTGAGTAATATTGTTGCTGGCCCAAGAGGGTTAATGATTACTGAGATGTTGGAAAATGGATTAGCAGATACTGTTAAAGAAGCTTACCGATTACTTGGTCGCCCTAAAGATGCAAGCTTAAGTCGAATGCATTGGGAATCTTGGCTGATCGAAGGTAACCAACCAGTATCTCACAGCACACTTGAGTCTGTTAGGTCTGGTAATGCCATAGGAGGTTCGGTAACAGAAGGAAAACCTGGAACTTTCTCTTCTGGAGTAACGTATAGACAAACTGTTAATGGTTCTATTCAAGAGTATCCATTGTCAAATGGTGGCATTGTTAGAATGACTCCAGAGCGACAAAAAGAATTTGAAAAGTTTATAAAGAATCCGAAAAATGGTATAGTACCAGCAGGGTTTAAGGTCACTGCTTCCAAAGAGGGGCCGTGGTTTACTAGTCCAGAAGTTAACAGGAGCAAATTAGATGAAGCAGCAAAACAATTTGAAAACGCCAACGCAGATGGATCGCTTCAATCGGGCACTGTCAGGACTGTCTCAGGTGGAAACACCATTTCAGGACGAAAGTCAGAGTTCCTTAGCTCCTTCCGTGCAGACCAAGACAGAGCCTTCAAAGCTGGACGGGGTACGAGCACCAATAGTGGCAGAAGTAATGGCTCGACATTCGGGCCTTACCGAAGCGGAAGTATTGGAGGGGATGGAAGCAATGGGCTTTTAACTTTTGAAGCTGAACCATCTATTTTAACTCAGTATCAATCTGCTGGGCTAAACCTACCCACTATTAGTCAAGTAGATGCCCCATCTAACGCTATAACTTATAACTTAGACATGACAGCCGCTATGGCTGGAAATAAGTTTGGTCCTCAAGTAGAAATCAAAAGCGCAGAAGACCTCGCATCATCTAGTTTATTTAGAACAGAGTCTGGCAGTGGCTTTGCAATAAAGCCTGATGGTGACATCGTAGCGGTGTTTGCTTCTTCCACTGAGCCAGCAGGCGGTTCCTATGCGATGCTGCAGGCGGCTGTACAAGCAGGCGGTAATAAGTTGGATGCCTTTGATACATTCTTGCCAGATATTTATAAACGCGTTGGATTCCGTCCAGTGGCTCGTATTCCTTGGAATGATGAATTTGCTCCACCTGGCTGGGATAAAGAAGGTGTGTTCAAAAAATACAACAATGGTGAGCCAGATATAATTTTCTTTGTTTACGACTCAGAATACTTTGGTGGTGCTACCGATGTGCCTTTGGTCACTGATTACGATGACGCAGTTCGATTACAAAATGAGGCATTAAAATGAGTTCTCTTGCTAAAACTTTAGCCACCATACTAACGTCAAAAGTAACTAAAGAGGTGGCACAAGAAAGCCCTGCAATTATTTACGGCAACTCAGTATCTCAAATGTCTAGGAATGTGCCCGACCCCGAAGCCATCGTGCCCGAAATGGCATCTGAAGTAATGCCTACTCAAGATATTGCGCCAGATCCATCAGCCAGCACAATGATGGAAGTAGATGGCGTTGTAAGTGACATAACGCCACCAGAGGCCGCTGTTGCAGACGCTATTGACGATCTAACTACTATCACACCAGAAGCCCAGCAAATGCCTGCGACTGACGTTCTAGTGCCTCCAGCCGCTAAAGCTAATGCGGTCCCAATTGAAGAAGTCCAAAAAGATATGCTTGATGAGGCGGTCCAGTTAGCAGACCAGGCTGATGACTTCATGGCGACATCGATTGATGACTACGATACACGGCAAAACTGGCAACCTAACTTTGATACTATCGATACAGACGAAAAAACTCAGTCACTCATTGCTGGGTTAGCTGACCAATATTTAGACGAGATCGATGAGGCCAGGCGTGGAATAATCCGAGATCAAGAGCTAACTGAAATGGCGAGAGAGCTAGGTCAAAAGCCTGAGTTCTTGGAAAAGATATTAATGCGAAAAACGGGTGAGGCGGCTAATGCTGAAACAATACTTGCTTCACGCCATGTTCTGCATGAGTCAGCACGAAGCCTAAAAGTTATGGCACAAAGAGTTTTGGCTGGATCGGCTGATGACAATATGAAGTTAAAGTTTCATCGTCAATGGGATTTTCATAATCAGTTTATGGCTCAATTCATGGGGGCTAGGGCTGAGATTGGACGGGCCATGCGCTCATATGGAATGCCTCTAGGCAGTGAAAGTATGCAAAATAATCGAATGAAGGAGATCATGGAAACCCAAGAGGGTCGATTTGACATATTAGAAGTGGCTGAACAGATTATGAATAACGACACCTTTGAAGGGCTTAATAAGATTGTTAAAGCTCAAAAAGGCGGTATGTCAAAAGGTGGTGCGGCAATGGCAGAGCTATTTGTTTCATCAATCTTGTCAGGCGTAAAAACTCACATTGTTAATTCTACGGGTAATGCCCTAATGACAGTTATTGGTCCATTTGAAACGGCTCTTGCTGCTCGTATGGGCTGGGGTATAGCTGATGGACCTAACAAGATAATAAAAGGCGAAGCACTGGCTCAAACTTTTGGTTTAATTAATGGGTTTGCTGATGCTTTGTACGTTATGGGTCAAGTCTTTAAAACAGGTGAGCCATATGGGGGTATCGCTAAATATGAGTCTGCCTATCCAAAAGCAATTAGTAGTGCAACTTTTAATGTGTCAGGCACATGGGGTTGGATGATTGATGCCTTTGGATCTACAGTAAGATTTCCACTAGAGCGAGTCATGGGTCCAGTTGATGGCTTCTTTAGATCAATTAACGAAAGGGCAAAGGTCGCACAAATGTCATATCGTGAGGCCAGTAGATTGAGAGATTTAAATGGCTTATCTGAGCAAGAATATCTACAGACGCTTGATTCATTAATGACTGATGTGCCGTTAAATATTAAAGAAGCTGGCGTTGACTACTCGATTTATAACATGGCTGCGACTCCCTTGCCTCCACTAGGTCGTGACTTGCAGTCTTTGTTAAACAAGTCTGCTCCTGCAAAAATAATTCTTCCTTTTATTAGAACCCCTACTAACTTATTAAAAATGGGGTTTGTAGAAAGAACGCCTTTGGGTTTGTTGTCAAAAAAATATAGAGAAGAGTTTGCTGCTGGAGATGAAAGGGCGCAACTTGCTAGAGCTAGACTGACCTTTGGTTCAATGCTTGGCGCATACATAGCGATGCAAGCAATTGACATGAAAGTAACTGGGTCTGGTCCTATAGACTACCAGGCTAGGAAAGCTAAAATGTTAACTGGATGGCGGCCCAGGTCTTTTGTTTTTACAGATGATGAAGGTAATCGAACCTATACTTCTTATGATCGAATGGAGCCAATTTCATACATTGTCGGCACTATTGCTGATTTAGTGGAGATGAATGAATTAAATAAATACAACGCTTACGATGATTATGACCCTAGTCAAGCTATTAATGCTATCACTCTTGTACTGGCAGAGAACACTTTAAACAAGACTTTTATGTCTGGAATCCATGACTTTATGGGTGCGTTTACAAGAAGCCCTGGTCAAGCAAGTAAAGTTGATCGGTTTACATCAGGTCTTACAAACGCTGTTATTCCTCTGTCTGGAGCTAGAAGAGATGCAAGAAAGTTTCAAGACCCATATATGAGACAGACATTTACTTTTGTTGAGAAGCTTAAAAATGGCACACCTTGGATGTCTGAAACTTTACCAATGGCCCTTGATGCAATGGGCGACCCAATAATGTATGAGCAAGTTCTTAACCCGTGGCCTGTTAGTAATGAGACTTCAGACCTAGTGATTCGCCACATTGGTTCGTTGTTAGACAGCACTAATGTTACGCCTATTAGAATGCCAAAGAAGACAATGGATGGTGTTGAATTAACTTCTAAACAATACCATGATCGAATTTTAATATCGCGCAAGACATTAAAGATTCCTGATGGTGAGGGTGGTGAACTCGACTTTAGAATGGCTTTAGTTAAACTAATCCAATCTGAGACATACCAGGCAGCACCTACTGACTTCATTCGCGTGGAGATGGTAAAGAATATTCAAAAGGCATTTGACGCTAGTGCTACAGCATTTATGTTGAACCCAGAAAACACTCAATACAGTGGACTTCAAGATAAAGTAATGGAGCGCAAGATTGGTAAGGCATCGCAAACGTATGGCGCAGAAAATGTACAGGAGATGTTAAAGCAGAACGCTCCTCAATTCTAATAACCGCGCAATCAACAGTTACTGTAGTCAATAAATCTACAGGAGATAATCAGTGACTGTATCTAGCACAACGAACAAACACAGCTATAACGGCAATGGCTCTCAAACAGTCTTTGCTTATACGTTTAAGATATTTGTCGCAGCCGACATTAAAGTTTATTTAGATGGTGTTTTAAAGACCATTAACACTCACTACACGCTGTCAAATGTAGGTGTAACTGGTGGCGGCAATGTAACATTTACTTCGGGTAGCGTCCCTGTTGCTGCTACTGGCAATGTCATTTTATTGCGAAGCCTAGCGTTAACCCAAGGCGTTGACCTTATAAACTATGGCGCGTTTGACGCAAACATAATTGAGTCAGCATACGACAAATTGACGATGATGGTGCAGCAGCTTCAAGAAGAAGTGTCTCGCTCTATTCGATTCTCTGCAACTGTCTACGATGGTGGCACTCAAGAAGTATCTGACACTGTCGCTAACCGCGCAGGCAAGGTATTGGCATATGATGCTTCTGGCAACATATCAATAGCCGCAGAGCTAGGCGATTGGAAGGGTAACTGGGCCACAAACACCGCATTTGAATTGCGTGACCTAGTTTTAGATTCTGCCACTAACAATGTTTACATCTGTTTAGTCGCGCATACCTCTGGGACACTATCAAGTGATGTGTCAGCAAGCAAATGGTCGCTGGTTATCAATGCCTCTGCCGTTGCTGCAAGTGCCACCACAGCCACTACAAAGGCTAGTGAAGCCGCAGCAAGTGCAACTACCGCAACTAACCAGGCATCTACCGCAACTACCAAGGCGAGTGAAGCTGCAACCTCAGCATCTACCGCAACGACTAAAGCAAATACCGCAACTACGCAAGCGTCTACCGCAACTACCAAAGCATCTGAGGCATCAACCTCTGCTAGTAATGCCGCTACAAGCGCGTCAACTGCCAGTACACAAGCAACTAACTCAGCCAATAGTGCTACCGCTTCTGCAAACTCAGCAGGAAGTATAACGTCAGCCGCAAACACAGCCACCACAAAGGCAAGTGAAGCGTCTACCTCTGCAAGCACCGCAACTACAAAAGCAAGTGAAGCGAGTACAAGCGCATCTACAGCGTCTACTCACGCTTCCACAGCAACTACTCAAGCGTCCACAGCGACAACCAAGGCGTCTGAGGCGTCCACTAGCGCAGGTAATGCAGCTACATCGGCTACAGCAGCCGCTAGCTCATTAAGCACGTTTCAAGGCATTTTCTATGGCTCATTAAGCTCTGCTCCAACGTCCAGTATTGCCAGTGGCGATCTGTATTTTGATAGCGGCACTAATGCTATGAAAGTTTATAACGGCTCGTCTTGGCAAGTGGTTGCGCCTACAGTCACCACAGTAGATAACTCCACATGGTCTGGGACTGATCTTGCTGTAGCAAATGGCGGTACAGGTGCGTCTAGCGATAGTGCGGCACGAACAAATCTAGGATTGGTTATCGGTACTGACGTACTAGCACCAGACGGATCAGCAGCCAACCTAACGAATCTCCCAGCAGGGGGTGCAGAGGATTTTGTAGCGTCAGGCACATTACCGAATGGTAAGCCAGTAATACTTAAAGCCAATGGTCAGGTTGAGGTTGTTGGTTTTTCTCCAACGGCTATATCGCAGAGTATTCCCGCAGCAAGTGGAGTTGTATTTAATAATTCTGCAACTACTTATATAGCGGCAGCTTATGACCCTAATACGGCTGGTAAATTCGTGATTGCGTACACTGATGGGGGTAATTCAGATTATGGCACAGCCATTGTGGGTAGTGTCTCGGGTACTTCATTAACATTCGGTAGCGAAGTTGTGTTTAACGCAGGGGCCGTGACTTGGGTGTCCATATCTTTTGATCCAAACACCGCTAATAAGTTTGTTATAGGCTTTAAAGACGATGGTAACTCGCAACGAGGGGCAGTTATTGTTGGCACAATAGCTTCAACTTCTCTGTCATTCGGAACTGAGGCAGTCTTTGAGACAGGTGTAGCAGTAGATATAACAGTAGCCTACGATCCAAACACCGCTAATAAGTTTGTGGTTGCGTACAGAAATTTAGCCAACTCAGGATACGGAACAGCAATTGTAGCCACAGTCTCTTCTACTTCAATTAGCTATGGTTCAAAAATAGTTTACAACTCCGCACAATCTTATTTTAATAGTATTGTTTTTGACCCAAACACAGCTAACAAATTAATAATAGCGTATCGAAACGTAGAAGTTGGAACTGCCATTGTGGGGACTGTCTCTTCCAATTCAATTAGTTTTGGCACTGCTGCTGTCTTTGAAACACCTACGGGCGGTAATCATATTGCCATAGCCTACGATCCCAACACAGCTAATAAATTCGTGATTGCCCATTCAGATGAAGGTAACTCTCAATATGGAACTGCAATTGTAGGAACTGTTTCTTCAACTTCAATCAGTTTTGGTAGCCCTGTTGTATTTAACTCAGGCACTACTAATCAACAAATGGATATAGCGTTCGATAAAAATACTGCAACTAAATTTATAATTGCATACAGGGACGTTAGTAACTCAAACTATGTCAGCGTAATTCAAGGAACTTTGGGCAGCACCAGTGCTACTTTTGGCTCTGAGATTGAGATGCTTTCTTCTGGGGAGTATCCAGCCGTAGCTTTTGACCCAAGCTCTTACGGCAAGTTTGTTTTAGTTGGCAAATCTAGCCAGACAGGAACCGCCAGACTAGGGCAAATAGCCACGACTGAACAAATATCAAACCTAACATCTACCAACTTCTTAGGCACTGCCACAGCAGCCTACACTAACGGACAAACTGCAAGCATCATGCTCAAGGGTGGCATTAGTGATAACCAAACTAGCTTAACTTCTGGCTCAACTTACTATGTACAACCTAATGGTACTTTTGCTACCACTGCTGGCACACCATCGGTACTTGCTGGTCAAGCAGTCTCAGCAACAAGCCTGTTATTAAATGGGTTAGCTACTCCAGACGAGATACCAAGCCAGACAAGCCAATCAGGTAAGTTTCTAACGACTGATGGAACTGATACAAGTTGGGGCACTGTTGCTCCTGCTGGATTAGTGCTTTTATCAACAGTAAATGCGACCAATGCGTCTACAGTTATAATTTCCTCACTTTTTACTGCAACTTATAGCAAATATTTAATAGAAGTTACTGATTTGCGCGTTCTCACTAACAACACTACTATCCGACTTCGGAGAAAAATTGGCAGTGGGTCATTCGGAAATTATGAACAGATACGAGCTGAAAGGATTGGCAACACATGGTCTAACCGAACTCCTAATATAACAGAAAGCTTAAACAGTGCCACATCCCAAAGAGGGGCTGTATTTACCATGAGTGTTTATGATCCAGCAAATGCGTTGACAGTAAACTTAGCTACCATGTTCGGTGGAGCATACTCAGGCTTTGCAAGTGGTGGTAGTCATATTATTAATAACTTTCTGACTGACAGCATTGTTGGAGCTTTGACTGAGCTGGAGTTTAAAGCAGCGTCAGGGAATATAAGTGGAGTGTTTAAAATTTATGGAGTTTCAATCTAATGACTAGATACCACACAACATCAAACGGCAACGTACCCTTCACAACAGCAGAAGAAACAGCCCGTGACGCAGAAGAGGCAGCATGGACAGCAGGGGCAGATGATCGTTTAGCAGCAGAGGCTAGAGAAGTCCGTAATCAACTTCTCGCTGCTACGGATTGGACGGCAAACTCTGACGTAACCATGACTACTGAAATGGCAGCCTATCGCCAAGCTCTACGGGACGTACCTACACAAGCAGGGTGGCCCACAACAGTTAACTGGCCCACTGCCCCATAGATGTGGTCAACAATTGGCGAGGTCTATCCTGTATTTATGCCTGCGCCAGTGGGCCAGACAATCGTGGCTGAACCTCAGACTTCTCAGCGTGAAGTGAACGAGCGTTATAGCGTGGCGAAAGTGACAGGTGTCGTTGCTTACAAAGATCGTGGGCCTTTGTCTACGTTGCACTGGGTGGCTCGTTGTTAGCCGAACTCGCGGCCTGTAACCTAGCATATGGCACTATTAAGCAATTTATCGGTAGTGGACGAGAGCTAGTCGATTGCTCTGCCTCACTTATTAAATATTTTGACTCAAAAGCAGAACTAGCTAAACGAGTAGAAAATAAGACAGGGCCAAAAAATGAACTGGAAGAATTTCTAGCACTTGAAAAAATTAAGGAACAAGAAGCTGAGTTAAAGCAATTTATGATTTATTGCGGTAGGCCAGGTCTTTGGCAGGATTGGATGAGCTTTCAAGCTAAAGCTGCTAGGGACAGGAAAGATGCAGTAAAGAATAAGGCAAAGGCTAGATACCAACGTCAAAAAGCTTTGCAACAAAATTTAAATCTGGGCATTAAAGTAATGTCGTGGCTGTTAGTCGTAATCGCCTTTATGTTTGGCGTTACTTATTATTATGTGAGATAGAAATGAAAGACATTGAATTGACGGAAGCACAGCTAGATAAGATTGCCGAACTGGCTAGTGAAAAATCGATGGCAAAATTTCATCAGGCTGTTGGCAAGTCTGTAATTAAAAAAGGTTTCTGGCTTGCTGCTGCTGTTGGTGTTGCAATTCTAGTTTTTCTCCAGGAGGGCATACAAAAATGAGTTATTCATTTGGTAAAAATAGTCTTAAACATCAAGATGGCCTCAACCCTGACTTGAAGTTGATTTTAAAACGCGCCTTGGAAATATCAGTTTTTGATTTTGGAGTACCAGTAACAGGGGGGGTGAGATCAGCAGAGACTCAAAACCGCTTATACCTAAATGGTAAGAGCCAACTAGATGGATATAACCACATTTCAAATCATCAAAGCGGAAACGCTGTAGACGTTTTCGCAATCGACCCAGACACAGGTAAAGCCTCATGGGATCACGAAATGCTTGCCGTAATTGCAGCAGCTATGCTTCAAGCCGCTAGTGAGCTTGAGACAGCACCATTACGATGGGGTGGGTTATGGGGTCATTACGGGAGAAATGGGGCGTTTTGTGACAGACCTCATTTTGAATTAGTAATAGAGGACTAAATATGGGCTGGCTATCAAGTTTAGTAGGTGGAGGCGTTGTAGAGCCGATAGCAGCGATTGGGTCAGTCTTAGACAACCTGATCACTACTGATGAAGAACGAGCCGCAGCAGACCTATTAAAGAATAAACTCGCACAGCAGCCAGCAATGGCCCAGGCTGAAATCAACAAGGTTCAAGCAGGCCATCGATCTACCTTTGTCGCAGGGGCAAGGCCGTTCTTAATGTGGGTTTGCGGTTTGGGATTCTTGTTTGCCTTTGTTGTTAACCCGATCCTCCAATGGATAGCACCCGATCTAGGCGCACCAGAATTGCCTCTAGACGCAATGATGGAACTAACCCTAGCAATGTTAGGACTAGCTGGACTAAGAACAGCAGAGAAGATTAAAGGCGTATCTAAGTAATTCCCCACGCTAGTTCTCCCTAGCCTTGACCAGTTGATCGCTGGTCTTTTTTATGGGTGGTCCTAAGTCACTCAGATTAACTCAGTTAAGACCAACCTTTAGAGCAGTGTTTAGTATTGATAAGTGTTGGTAAAAACGTGTGCTAAGTTGTTGATTCTATTAGGCTAGATTGATTAGTATTTTGGTAACGCAAAAGCACTAAATCCTAGTAACTACGGGGGTTTGCGTCCGATTGGACATCTGCCTGGGGGGCAGGGGGTCGCAGGTTCAAATCCTGCCGTCCCGACCAATCAAACCCTTATGGGGTGGGGCTTTCAGAGCTTTTCCAAATATCCAGAAAACAGAGTTGGTAAAAAGTTGGTAAAAAGTTGGTAACGCTTAACGATTTAAATCGGCTTTTAAGTCTAATTTAGGCTCTGCTATCTTCCACTCAATATCATCAGGATCTTCTTCATAAAAGTTGGTCATTTCTACACTGGAGTGACCAGCCATTGTTGTTGCTGATTCGCCAAACCTTCTCTTGTATATTTTACTGCCTAATGCCTTACCCTGGTGAATGCCTGGTTGTTCATCTTCTGCGTAATCAGGGTATGCGTTAACTAAATCTCTGACCTTCTTAAATGCTCTACTCAAATACGCTGGCGTTATGTATGTTCTATGTTTGCCTGAGTCCATTGCAGCCTTAGTGCGCTTCTGTGGCACTCTGTGAATCAAGTATGGGCTTAATACATTGTCGGCTTTGCACTGTTGTATAACTTGCGCCAATTCGTATGTGACCTTAATTTTAATATACGCACTATCATGCTTAATGCTTTTCTTTTGGATCATGTGAATATAGCCATCTTTAATGTCAGACAATTTAATATCACAAATATCCGATCTTCGCTGTAATATTAATATTGCCAGATCCATAGCGTTTTTTAGCCAAGGTTCTGCTGCGTTATAAATAGCATTCCAACCATCAATGGTATGCCTTTTGGTAACACGCTTTTTGTTTACCTGTAAACATGGCGTTGCTGGGTTAATACTATCAACGTAACCTTCTTGTATTGCGTACTCAAATAAAAGCATTAGGTGGCCCCTGTGAACGTCACGCGCCCTAGCAGTGCCCAGGTTAGTTTTTGGGTCATACATTTCATTAAGGTATCTAGTAATGTCTATCGTCTTAATGTCTCTGGCGTATTTTTTCCCTAGCTTTATTTTAATGCGGTCTAAAGTGTAGCCGCGATTATCAAAAGTTGACTTGGCTATTTTATTTTCTGTGAATTGTTGTTTAACAAACGACCTATATTCCTCGCACAATGCACTGACTTTGATCATGCCATTAATTAGCATTTTTTCAATTTCAAAACGTTGCTCAAACTTGTCATTCATAATCCTTGCGGCTTTCACCGCATTTAGCTTATTAGTTCCAAGCCCATGCCGAGTTTTAAGTGTAGGGTGCTTATACGCATAGTACACCCTGCCTTTTGATGAACTGGCGTAAAGGTTTGGCGGCAATCCTTGAGGTTTAGGCACTTAGTATTTTCGCCATGACAGCGTCCATTTTATTTTTATCAGAGTCGTTAGCGTACTCTTCCCCAGCCTGATCTTCAATGTAATAAGATCGGCCCATCTTGATGGCATTCAACTTACCCTCTCTGATCCAACGCCTCACAGTGTTAATGTGGGGCTGTGAAGCCTTTGAAAAGGTGCGATCCATGTACTCGTCAATCGTCATTAATCTACTCATTTTCTGCAATCCCATTCTTCAACTACGCAACTAGGCGACACAAATGATCGCCCCCGATTGTCTGGCTTTGGTATGGCTTTTCTAGCCCACTTAATAAGAATCTGTCGCCTATTTATCTCTGCCACTATATCAGCGTCAGAGAGCATTGTAATAGGCACTGGCACTTGCACTTGCACTTTAGTATTCATTTTTCACCTTCATAAAATATACGATCTAATGACATTGGTGCAGACTTGTAACCATTATTCATATTTCCATTAAGGGCTGGCCTAAATGTATGTATGTATAGCGATTCAAGTCTGTCTAACATATAGTTTTCACAAGGAACCCAGGCTATCGAGTCAAAGTCTTTAGTGCTTTGGTGGGTTGATATTCGGCTATATACCGAAGTCGATTGACCAACGTAAACTACAGACTTATTTTTAATAAGAAAATATACGCCTACTGCTTTGTCCCAGGGCTGGCATCCATCCACGACCTCACTCTCAGTAAGCATGGTTTTGCTTGTTAGCTTGGCAGATAGGTTGCCTAAGATAGCCTCCCTTTCTAACTTATCGCGCTCACTATTAAGTTCTCTAATTCGCATTTCTACAACGTCCAGCCTTAATAACTGCTCCTTCTTAGCTTCATCTTTGATTAACTTATTCCGTTTAATAGTGTCACGCCTCTTCTGAGCTATAGCTATCTTCTGTTCTGGCGTTTTTGTGTGGTAGTAATCCAAATTAACAACCTCCTAAATATGCATTTGTTCGTCACTCAGGGCTTCTGGGTGATGCCAGGTAAAGTCTTCATGCTCTACTGGCATTCCGCAATCTGCGCACTTGTCAGCATCAATGTCATAACCAATTTTAGTTACTTCACCAATGCTGTAACCCACTTGAGATTTCATAACGCCTCCCAACAAATTTTGTAGAAAAAAAATACGGGCTATTAATAAGGAAAAAAACCTAAACAAATAGCCCGATTAATTTTTAAAATGGAATACCATCAAGATTGCCATGCTTATCGACAGGGCCGTAGCCAACGTCATTGGTGTTTGGGCCTGTGTTCCAATCATGCGTAGCTGCTTTGGCCTGCGCCATTTCAGTTGACTGTTGGGGTGGTTGTTGATGCGGTTGGTTTTCTTTTGGGTTAAAACTAAATGACATAAACTTCTGCCCATTTTTGCTAGTTTTAATCCATGCAGACATCCAAATATGTACACCATTAATTTCACAATTTCCAGTGTAGTCAGGGTGTTTGTCTGATTTCTTGTCAGCCTTAAACAAAGCCCCAGTGTTATTATTGTCGTACTGACTCATTTTCATTCTCCAGTTATTTTAAAAAGTTAGATCCATATGACCTTCATTTACTACATCTAAAAACTTCAATAGCTTTGCTCTGCACTCTTCAATGTCATCAAAGTCGTCCCTGGTGACTGTCTTAACGAATAGTGGGCGTTCATAATTTCGATCATCGAAGCTGGCAAATACCCAATACTTAACATCGTCTGACATAATGAATGGGGCTTTAACCTGGTGCAGATATTCTTTGGGTATTTCGTTTTTAATAAGATACTCAACGTGTTTTTTACTGTTGGGACATTTGGTTTCGATGCCGCCAACTATCACGCCATCTTCTTCTACAATGCCATCTGGCGAGATTGAGAAGCGTGGGTATGCGTCATTAAGAAGTAAGCCTGTCTCAGTAAACTGGATGCCTGTCTCATCCTCTGTAGCGCGTATAGCAAATGGCTCAAGCTCATTACCTCTGTCAATTGCAGGGGTGCTGAGATCGCTCATTTGAACCTCAGTCATGCGGTCTGCAATAAGCGAGTACATCAATGTCTTCTGGACTGCTGGTGTCCCTAGTGCGCTACTAAGGCTAGTGCCAGTAACATTGCCATGCCTAGCTTTAAGCCAATCCAAAGACTTCTGCTCCATATCAACCTTATACATTAGACGCTCCTATCTTGTTTTTCATGGTGTCTTTATGCTCAGTCAAACGAGCCTTTAAATGTTTTGGTATTGAAGTAAACGCCTGCTTTAATTCTTGCATTGTGGTGCAATTACTTAGGCTGTTTACATACTGATCAATGTTTTCATTGGTATCAGGTATAGCTGCTCTAACGCGCAGAGCCATAACTTCTGAGCCAAAAGCTTTTACCATAGTTGCGTATATCTGAATGCTCTGGCCTTTCCAGTGGTGGTAGCTAGGGCCGTACAAAGAGGCAATGGTTTTTACATTGGTAATGTTCATGACCATTGGTGGGGCATTTACAAAAGTGATTACTGGCACTTCTTCTTGCTGACCACTTGCACTTCTGATGCTTTGCATTTCCACATGATCGATTGTGGCGACCAGCTCTTCACCTTCATTTAAGTTATGAGAGCCAAGCAACATAGTCTTATTTGGAAATAGGTTTTTCCAATGCGTTGTCTGGCTAGGCTCATAAACAATGCTAGGGTTGATTTGCGCTACATTATTCATAGTTCTACTCCCGATAAAATTATTACGATTACAAACAACCAGGCTTGTACTGAAGCACTCACGATGTCATACCTACTGTCCACCAGACTGTGCAAACGATCCAGATAACTACACCTAATGCATTGATCACAAAAGTCTCTTTAGTCATGGGTTAATGCTCCGAATGCTTGTCTGCGTACCACTCAAGTGTTAACTCAGGGTGATAGTCTTTAAAGTAAACAGCAGCACACTTTGTAATGATTTCTTCTGAAAGCTGCTGGGCATCATCTGGAAAGCGAAAAGCCAGCCAAATAACTCTAACTTGCTCGTCTTCATCGCCATACTGTAAAAGGTCGTCAACATAGTAATGAGTCTTTCCAATCTTGATATAGCTATCGTAGAGCAAGTCATCTTTAAGCTCGTTAAAAGCATCTTCAAGTAGATAGTCAGGTGCATCAATAACATCGGTGTGAATGTTGACCTGATTAGTAATGTGGCAATGCGTTAATGAGTTCATGTGCTGCTCCAGTTCTTAATTGGTATGACTCATAATAAGTTAAGTTAACAAGGAATGCAAGTTTATTTGTTATGTATTGATAAGTGTCATGTCGGAGGTAAAATTTAAGCCAAAAAAAATCCCCATAAAGGAGATCGGTTGATATTGATGTAAAGTTTATTTAGTTGGGGCCGTTTGGCTCAGAGTCCTTTTCAAATTTACCGAGCGTAAGATTGCTTTTGCGCTTTAATCCATATAAAGCATCCGTGGCTACAGCGTGTTTGGGTAGCAGTCGATTAAACGCGTCTATCAATGGCATAAACCATTTCCAGATGCCTCTCTCTGTCATCCAATACCGCTTCTTGCAGCGCATTTTTGAAAAATTAAAATTAATGTTCATGATATTTACTCGGCTACAAATGAGCCAATCACCACTCCTATTATTTTAGAACCATCTGTAAATGCTTCTATTGCGTACTGTGGGTTGATTGGCTTGAGCAGCTTCTTACCCCCATCTTCAATGTACTCTTTAAAAGTCGCTTCCTCAGAATCTTCAAGTTTAGCCATAACGCGAGAGCCACTAACTAATGGCGCGTCTGGGTCAATGAATATAATGATTCCTGCTGGATAACTTTTATTGTTAGGGTAGGGCGATGTCATCGAATCCCCGTTAACAGTCGTGGCAAAAGTATTTTCACCACATTGAACTGGGCAGTACAACCAATCCACTGTCTCCTTGTCTAGCTTCATATAATCTCCTTGATAATATGCATTAACTTCATTCCACCTGATTAATGGAATTCGGCTGTGAATAGGTGCAATTGAAACCTCACCTCCGAATGTTGCTCCATGCAATATGTAGTCTGGGGCGCAATCTAACGCCCTGGATAGTGCTGATAAGTGCTTGTTCTTAGGCTCTACTTCCGCATTTTCCCAATACGTTATTGAGGTTGCAGACACCCCCACCAATTCGCCCAATGCTCGCTGGGTTAAGTTTTTTTCTATTCTACGAGATTTAATTCGTTGTCCAGAAGTTGTCATTTGTTTAATCCTGTTGTCGATATGTAATTTAAAACACTTAAATAGTGTTAAGTAATCTTATCGGGTATTGACCTAAGTTGCGTTGGTGTGAGACTATAAGTCAACTTAACAAGGAGGCAGCGATGTTGAAGGAAAATTGC